TGAATATTCTAATGCTGCTTCTATCCAGTGTTCACATCTTCTAAATTCTTTTACCCAATATGGTTCATACTGAGAATAGTCTACAGGCATTAAACCATGCGTCCTTTTGTTTTGCCTTTAGAACAGCAACCATCTGCACGAGCAGAGGCAGATCCACCTTTAGCCATTTTTTTAACTGGTTTAGCAGTTTCTTTTTTAGGTTCAGGTGTAGGTAATGGACCCATATCATTTTCTGTAGGAGCAGTTTTACCAGCTTTCATATTTTCCCAAGCCTTATCAAAGTCTGCTTGTTGTGGTTGTTTGTCTTTATCAGCCATGATTAACAAATCTTTCCACGAGTTTTGCCTTTAGAAGCAATTCCATCAGCACGTGATGAAGCTGAGCCACCTTTAGCCATTTTACCACCGCCACACATTGCCTTAGATTTACCTGTGCCGATTGTATTATTTGTCATTTTTACTTTAACACCGTCTGTGCTACCACGTTTTTGAATTACTGACTCACCAAATCTACGATTTTTATCTGCTGTTGTAGCTTCTTGTATAGATCTTGCATCAGGGGCCATGCCACCTTTTTTTAGTTTAGATAAATCTGTATGCTCACCTTTGTGTTCTTGTTTATCGTGCATACCAAAAGCTTTTTTGATCATTGCTTTATCTTGAGTTTTATCCATTTTCATGTCTTCTTTTGAATCTGATTTTATCATTCCGCCTTTTTTCATGCCTGGCATAGCTGGTGGCATACCTGTTGGCATAGCTGGAGGCATTGCACTAGGAGCTGCTGGTGGTGGTGGCATCATTGTTGGTCTAGCTGGTGGAACACGCATCGCACGTGCTGCCATCATTGCCATTGCTGGGTTTACTGATTTCTTTTTCATAATATATTCCTTAGTTACATTTCCAACGTTTTAAAGAAGCTGCTTTACGAGTAGGTCTACCTTTTTCATCTTTCATAGGACCAGGCATTCCAGACATACGAGCGCAGAATGATCTCTTGCGAGCGCCACCTTGTGGTTGTGGAGCTTTTAAATGACTTCCTGTAGCTGCATTATATTTAGCACGACCTTTGGCTGTAAGACCAGCTCCTTTGGATACAGGCAATTTCTCACCACGACCAATAGCTAATGATACACCACCTTTTTTCATCTTAGCTGTCTTAGCTGAATCTTTAAAGTCTTGTGCTGTAGGCGCACCTTTTGAACCAGGTTTACGCATATGTTCTTTGCTACCATGAGCTATACGCTCTTGTTTAGCATGTATGTTGGCATATAATCCACCAGACTTAAACTTCTTGCCTTTATCTGCTTCGGCAAAGTCCTTACCAACTTTTTGTGGTATTCCAACTTTTTTAGCAAACTTAGAAGAGTGGGCCACTGCTTCCATTAAGTTATGCTGTTTTTTAGATTTACTGGGCATCTTTATTTCTGTATTTAGCAATCAAAGCTTGTACTGTTTTAGTTTCGTATATTCTAATGATAGACCATACAATAGATAATACTGCTGCAATAGAAGGTAAGATTTGCATCAATGAACCTAATGCAATGCCAATTGAAGTCCAATCAATAAAATGCTTGGTATGGTCGTCAATATGACTAAAATATTCTTGAAATTTGTGAAACATTTTGTTGCCCTTTATAGATAAAGTTGGTCTATTTGCCGTATTTATACAGCATTGGTAATTCAAATTTTACCATATAATCACTAAAAAATCTTATTAAATTAGAGTAATAGGCCTAATTACTCCAAGGTAATGGCGCTTGTTCTGGGCTTACTGGCGGGTTAATCATTGAATCAATTTGCCCCACAATGTTTTGATCATAGTTATAAATACCAGTGGGTCCTAATGCGTCTTGAACCCAACCAATAACGATCTCTTCTGTGAGTTCATCATACGGTATATAATCTGATTTATCTTGCTCAATAGCAAGCTCAGTATTGCCTTGAATGTCTGCTGTGTATTCACCGTCTGTTCCAGATAGCGTCCAAATAACAGTGACTACGTAGTCTGGTTCTGGGTTTTGTACAACGTACATTGCGTTAATTGTCCATGTGTAATTCATTATCCGACCTTCCAATTTGTGCCATCACTATATACAGGAACTGCTATTGCACCGCCTGTTACAATTTCTTCTGTTAAGTCAGCATAAGGAATATAGTCAGTTTGTTTTTGGCTTACTGCTAATTCTGTTCTACTACATATTTGTGCATTATATTTTCCATCTGTGCCTGATAATGTCCATATTACATTTACAACATAGTTAGGTTCAGGGTTTTGCACTACATACATAGCATTAATAGTCCAAGTATAATTCATATATTTAACCTAATAAGATGGATACCATTTAGCTGATGTTGGATCATAAATCAAAATTAATGCTTTACTAACAACAGCAGTAGTTGCTAAAGCAATATTTCCTGACGTTCCTGTAGACCATAAACCCGTTGGAATTAATACAATTTGACCTCCACCACTTGTAAATGAAGATGGAACTGCAATAGTATTAATTGTAGTTGTTCCGGATATAAAAGTGGATGGTTTTGTTACAGTAATAGATGATGCACTTGCTACAGTAGGCATTGATCCATTAAACGCTATAGCATTACTTAATGACAATGAACCATTGGAAATTGTGATAGATCCACTAGGAACAGAGATGTTGTTAGTGGTGGTTACTGCTGCTGTGGTTGTGGGTGTGTATGATGATGCTTGAGAACCTTGCTCAAATTGAGCTCCCCACGCCAATACAGTTACAGATGATTGTGTAGCAGATTGATTTGGAGTTAATCCTGTTCTTGTATCAGGCCCTATTTCCACAAATACTGTTGTAGCACTTGCCATTGTTCTTGTAACAGTAAATTTTTGCCAAGATGTAGTTACATTACAAGTTGCATTTGTTCCTACATTAGTGCCACCATCAATAATACCAATGTATGTTGTGACATTAGATGTAGCTTTTAACCAAATAGAAAATGTCCATGTAGTTCCGCTAGCATAAGTTACAGAGTCACCACGATATAACTGACCTTGTTGATTTGTTGCTGTTGTGGCAGAAAATACTATTTGTGTTGCTGTATTTGTTCCGTCAGGTGCTGTTCCTGATGCAGCAGTTGTGGTTGCGGCAGATATACCTGATGCAGCTTTATTCCATGTAGATTGAGATAAATCTTGTGAATAAGGAACATAATTATTCCCACCCTGTAAGTAGAGTTGTTTGTCTACTAGGTTACCATTTATAGTTGCTGTGCCTGTGTTTTGTAGTGAGCCTGTGCCTTGATCGTAGGTTTGACCGATAAGTAGGTTAGAACCTGTGAATTGTAGGTTAGCATTATCTTGTAATAGTCCACCCGTACCAGCGTATGGTAGGCGACCTATTGTAAGCGCTGAATCTGTGAGTGATGTGAATTTACCAGTAGATGGTGTAGTAGCGCCTATTGTAGTACCATCTATAGAACCACCAGTAATTGCTACGGCATTAGCATTTTGATAAGCCATAGTACCAAAAGCAACGCTGCTTTCAATTCTTTGCCATACTGAACCATTAAATACAGCCCAGTCACCTACAGCCCAAGTAGTAATTCCGTTTAGATTTGTATTACCAGCGACAGATACTACATAATAGTATCCTTGAGTACCCACACTTGAGACAAGCGTAGGCGTGTTTGAAGATGCATCCCAAGTGCCTTGATAGGTCAAAGCACCTAGAGCGCCTAATGAAAGCCAGCCATTACCAGTTAGGACGTAATTAGCCTGACCAATAAGTGGTTCTGGAACCTCACCCTGTATACCATTAAGGGACGCAGTGGGAGGCGTAAAGGTGCCAAAATCTATGACGCCTGAATGCGGTGCTACAGACATTACAATCCTTTAATAAAGGCTGTATGTTTTTCTAGTATGTCTGCTTTTAATGCTTCAGCTTCTTTTCTAGCTGCGTCTGCATCTTTAGTTTTTTTATCAGCAATATCTAATTGTTGTTGAAGTGATGTTGCAAGCGCATCAGATATATCTTTAGATGATTTTGCATCAGCCTTTGCTGCTTTTGCTTCTGCTAATGCTGACTTGATTTGTTTACTAATCTCATCGGCTTCAGTAGTAATCTGTTTAGCTTGGTCATTGGCATCTGAAATAATAGCAGCTGCTTTAGCTTTAGCTTCTTCAACAATGTCATTAGCTTGTTGTTTAGCGTCAGATAATGCGCTAGCACTTGCTGCTTTATCAGCCTTAACTTTTTCACGAAGATCTAAAATTTCAGATACTGGCGCTACAGCCTCAACGTACTTTTGATTGAGAGCGATAGAGTCTTGTAGTGATTTTACTTTAGCTTCATAAACTTTTGGGTTAGATACTAATGAAAGCAAGTCAAGCAATTGATTAGCACCGCCAACAGCAGAACCGTCAATATTTGTAGAAATACTCATGCTAGACCTCCTCCGCCTGCTTGGATGATAGTTAATGTTGCAGTACCTGTACCAGCAGATGTTGTTAAACGAATGCCACGCACTGGGTATGCAATATTAGAATCTTTTGTTGTAGTTTGTGATGTTAATGATGCGTGATTAGTCCAATTACCAGTAGAAGGATCGTAACCCTTTGCAAATACATCGTCAAATGTATATTGAACTGTGTAGGTAATTGTGCCTGATACAACAACATTAAGCGCCACATTGAATGGCGATACATAGTGATCTGTAGGGTATACAGCTGATGTATTCACGCCTGTAATAGTATATGTTACTGGACGCATGTAATTCTCCTAATTGTATTTGACATAATGAATAAGTGGGAAGGGGAGGCAAGCTCCCCCACCTAGATTAATTAATCAAAATTACCATATGGGTAAGTTGTTCCGTTACCAATATTGCCATCAGGTTGAACATAACGATAAGCCAAATAAATTTGACCTGCACTTAAAGTAGTCAATGTTGTACCAACAATAGATACTGTAAATACAATTTGTGATAAATTAGTTGTGTTATTAACGGCCAAAAGGTCAGTTGAAGTATTGTTAGAATTTGTCACTTGTGGGCCACTAAATGTAAATGTTTGACGACCTACTGCAGTAATGTTTCCTGTTGCACCGTATAAAGGTGTAGTACCTTCAGCATTGAATGTATTAGATACATATACTTTAATAGTAGTAATAGTACCAGAAGTTACTGTTGGAACTACTGCTACATCAATAAGAGCTTGGTCAACATCACAACTAGTAGGAATGTACATAACAAATGTACGATAGATGTTTGTAGCAGAATCTGCAGTTGGAGTAACTGCTGCAGTTGGGAATATTACTGTAGAAGATGGTGTGTAAATAGTAGCTGCTTGATTAGGAATTTCATTTGATCTAACTGCAACAGTTGAACCGCCAGAATAACCAGCAGTATTAGCAGTTGTATTCAATAAATCTAAATAAACATTTTGTGTTAGTGTTGTGTAGCCAACGTTACGTTGTGGGCCAAAACGGTTGTCGCCAGATAAAATCGGGCCTTCAAAGGTAGAGCGAGCCATAATATTTCCTTATGCAAAAGTTTCTCTTATCAATCGTTGCATCGTCTGCTGGGGCAGTCCGATAAGAGCATCACCCAGATACCGTTATTTTACTACAAATAAGATCATAATGCCATGTAAATAGCAATAAAAAAGCCCACTTTTTTAAGGTGGGCCTTCTTATTTTTACTAACTTTTTTAAGGTTAGTATGAACCGTAAACACCTAATGGATCTGAAACACCAAATGAATAACGCTCACGAGACTTGTAACGAACGTTACCAGTATCAAAGTCACCATCCATAGAGTTTTGTAAAGGTGTTCTTACGAACATCTTAAGACCGTTAGGCACATCAGTTGTTAAGAACCAAGCATTAGTAGCTGTTAAGAAGTGGTTAATTGTGTAGCCTTCTGGCACAGCACCATTGTTCTTAATTGCATTAATGTCATTATTGTTAGTACCAACTCTTAATTCAGTTTCAAGCAAACGAGTTGCAACAAACTGAAGTGCTGGTGGAACAATAAGTTTTCTTGGTTTAGCAGCGATCAATAGACCACGCTCATCAGTCCAACCAGCGATTTGAATAACTGCATTTTCTAAAGCAGTTTCATTTAAGTCAGCTGGAGTTGATGGTGTGTTAGCATTAGTACCACCAGACACCAATGGGTGTGCTGTTGAGAATAACGCTTGACCGTCACCGTATGTAAAAGCACCGTTAAAGCCGTTATTTAAAACAGCAGCGCCTTTAACTTGTTTTGTATAAGCCATAGCACGAGCTAGACCTTTTGTGTAACGAGCTGATAATGAATCATATAAGTTATCTTCAATAGCTTCTTCAGTTAAGCTGAAGCCAAGAGCGATAGTTTCATGATTGTAGCGAGCTGTCCAAGCTTCTTGAGCATTGTCATAAGCGATGGCTGTGCCTTCGTTTTTAACAGGTGCTGCTGAAAAGCCTGATAGTTTTGTTTCTTCTTCAAAAGAACGTTCTGAAGTCTCAATTTCATAGATTTCTTTATGTTCTTCACCATAACGAGCATACTCTAGACCAAACAAAGCGTTAAGGCCAGGTAATAACTCTTTTAATAACTGCGCACGAGAAATAGCCATATTATATTACTCCTTAAGCTGCGTAGTAGTTGTGAATACCAAAATTGATTTTCACAAGCACTTCTGGGTATGATGTAAACACAATCGTTGAGCTTGATGGGATCGCTGTAACAGAACCAGGAACCGCAATAGCTGCGTTGATTGCAATGGATGTTGTACCAGCAGCATAACCACCTGAGTTT